TTAGAAGTAACTGGTATTACAACATTAGCAAACGTTAAAATTTCTTCTGGAGTTATTACTACAACATCAGGAATTGTTACATATTATGGTGATGTTGCACAAATAGATGGAGGATCGTACTAATGGCAAAACCAGCAACAAGACAAGAATTAGTAGATTATTGTTTAAGAAAACTTGGTGCTCCTGTTTTGGAAATCAACGTTGATGACGATCAAATAGATGATGCTGTTGACGATGCTTTACAATTATTCAACGAACGTCATTTTGACGGTGTTGAAAGGATGTATTTAAAATATAAGATATCAGAAGAAGATATTAATAGAGGCAAAGCAACTGGAATAGATGGTGTTGGTATAGTTACTACTACTGCTAATTCTACTAATGTAAGTGGAATGGGAACAGTAACTTCAAATTGGTACGAAACATCTAATTTCATACAAGTTCCAAATTCTGTAATAGGAATAGAAAAAGTATTTAAATTTGATACAAATACAATATCTGGCAGTATGTTTGGTATAAAATATCAATTATTTTTAAATGATTTGTATAATTTTAATTCAATTGATTTATTACAATATTCTATGGTAAAGACATATCTAGAAGATATTAATATGCTTTTAACCACAGATAAGCAAGTTAGATATAACCAAAGACAAGATAGATTGTATCTTGATATTGATTGGAGTGCTCAATCTAAAGATGTGTTTATTGTTATGGATTGTTGGAGAATTTTAGATCCAGATCAATTTACTGGTGTTTATAATGATACGTTCTTAAAATTATACTTAACTGCACTAATTAAAAGACAGTGGGGTCAGAATTTGAGCAAGTTTAAAGGGGTTAAACTTCCTGGTGGTGTTGAGTTTAATGCTAGAGAAATATATGACGATGCAGAAAGAGAAATTGAATCTATAAGAGAGAGACTAATTAATGAATATGAATTACCACCTTTTGATATGATAGGATAATGGCATTAAATCCCTTCTTTCTACAAGGTTCACAAAGTGAACAAAGACTAATCCAAGATTTGATTAATGAACAATTACAAATCTATGGGGTAGAAGTAATTTATTTACCTAGAAAAATTGTTAAAAAAGATAGTCTTTTTACAGAATTAGAATCATCAAAATTTGATGATAATTTTGCATTAGAAGCATATGTGAATACTTATGAAGGGTATGATGGTGCTGGAGATATAATGACTAAATTTGGTATGAGTTTGAAAGATGAATTAGTTGTAACAATATCAAAAGAAAGATTTGAAGATTTTATTGCACCATTTTTAGCAACATTACCTGAATCTGAAGTTGAAGTAACAACTAGACCTCGTGAAGGTGATGTAATTTATTTTCCATTAGGAAAAAGACTTTTTGAAGTTAAATTTGTAGAACATGAGAAACCTTTTTATCAATTAGGTAAAACTTATGTTTATGAATTGAAGTGTGAATTATTCGAACTTGAAGATGAGATGGGTGGATGGAGTGAACCTAATGCAATAACAGAAGAAATAGATGAGGTTCTAGAAGATCAAGGATATATTACAACAATGAAGATGATCTCTATTGGATCTACTGCAACTTTGGGAGTATCAACTGCTTCTGGATATATTAGAACAATCAATCTTACTAATGATGGGTATGATTATAGTAAAACACCAACAGTTGCAATTAGTACAGCACCTGTTGGAGGAACTAATGCTACTGCAGTTGCTATAACAACTTCTATTAATGGTATAGAATCTGTTAAAGAAATATTATTAACTAATCCAGGTGCTGGATATACTGTTACTCCAACGGTTACTATAGTTAGTGCAGCATCTACTGGTGTTGGAGCAACTACTTATGGAATTGGTGCTGGTGCTACTGCTACATTGGTTACTAGTTCTGCTGGTATAGGAACTGTAAGTATTGCTTCAAGTGGTGGTGGATATGCAACAGATCCGACAATATATTTCAATACACCAACTGCTGGTGTTGGTACTGCTATTGCTAGATCTTGGATAAATGCTGCTGGATTTGTAACTTCTATTCTTATTTCGGATGCTGGTATTGGATATACTTCAGGAACTGGTATTGCAACAGTCTCACCTCCTCCAGTTATTGCTGGTGTAGGAACTTATAAGTATAATGAACTTGTAACTGGTTCTGTTTCTAATGCTAAAGGTAGAGTTAAAACTTGGAATAGGGTTGATAATGTTCTTAAGTTAGGTACTACAAGTGGTACATTTACTCCAGGAGATGTTGCTATAGGTGCTACATCAGGTGCTAGATATACCGTTGATTATGTTGAGTCTGCTGAATTTGTGGATAAATATGATAAGGGTGATGAAATAGAAACAGAAGCAGATTCTATTTTAGATTTCACAGAGACGAATCCATTTGGTAACGTATAATGTTAGGAACTTATTACTATCACGAAATTATTAGAAAATCTATTGTAGCTTTTGGTACTTTATTCAACCAAATTAATATAAGGCATGATGATGCTGCAGGTAATACATATACGGAAATGAAAGTGCCTTTGGCATATGGACCTTCTCAAAAATTTCTTGCTAGATTAGAACAACAGTCAGATTTAAATAAACCAGTTCAAATAACATTACCAAGAATGTCATTTGAAATGAACAATATTACATACGATTCTACAAGAAAAGTTGGTGTAACACAAACTTTTAAAGCACTTGATAGTAGAGATAGTAAATTGAAGAAAGTTTTTATGCCAGTTCCTTATAATATTGGATTTGAATTAAATATTTTAACAAAATTAAATGATGATGCATTACAAATAGTTGAACAGATATTACCATACTTTCAACCATCATTTAATTTGACAGTTGATTTGGTAAAAGAAATTGGGGAAAAACGAGATATACCAATAGTTTTAGATTCTATAAATTTTCAAGATGATTATGAAGGAGATTTTGCAACAAGAAGAGCATTAATATATACATTATCATTTACAGCAAAAACTTATCTATTTGGTCCCGTTGCAGAATCTTCCGAAGGTCTTATTAAGAAAGTTCAGGTTGATTATCATACCGATACAGATGTTAAGAAGTCTAAACGTGAAGTAAGATATACAGTTACACCAGATCCTATTACTGCTGGTCCTGATGATGATTTTGGATTTAGTGAAACTACTTCAGTTTTCTCTGATTCTAAATCTTATAGTCCAACACAACAGAAGGATATTTAATCATGTCTAATAATTATGATTCTATTGACGAAGCACTTAATACTAGTAGTAGCATAGAAGTAAGTAATACAAAAGAAGGTGGTGGTATTAGGAGAAAAGATGAACTTAAAAATGTAAGTAATGATGTTGATAAAGACTATGAATATACTCGTGCTAACTTATATTCTTTAATTGAAAAGGGGCAAGAATCCCTTAATGGTATAATGGAACTTGCTGGTGAGAGTGCAAGTCCAAGAGCATATGAAGTTGCAGGACAAATTATTAAGTCGGTTGCTGATACTACTGATAAGTTGATGGAACTTCAGAAAAAAGTTAAAGAAGTAGATGAAGATAAAGGAAAACCAACACAGGTTACAAACAATGCATTGTTTGTTGGTTCTACTACTGATTTATCAAAGATGATTAAACAACAATTTCTAAATACTACTATATCAAAGGATAACAATGAAACAGTGTAAAGCAGGATTTTATTATTGTCACAAAGACAAAAAATGCAAAAGAATCCCTTTAGGGTATCATGTAGGAGTTCGTGGTTATCTAGAACAAGATGATGATAACAAAAATGGTAATGGAAACGGAAACGGAAATGGAAATGGAAACGGTAATGGGAATGGTGGTGGAGTAAGCGAATCTAATTGGAGAAAAGATTTGGGAATAGTGAGGTAAAATTATGCCTGATAATGATGTATATCTTGGTAATCCCAATTTAAAAAAAGCAAATACACAAATAGAATTTACGGAAGATAATATTCGTGAATTTTTAAGGTGTAAGGAAGACCCTGTATATTTTGCAAACAATTATATGAAGATTGTTTCTCTTGATGAGGGACTTGTTCAATTTAAACCATATGACTTTCAAGAAAAGTTAATTAAAAACTTTCATCTTAATAGGTTTAATATCTGTAAGATGCCTAGACAGACTGGTAAGTCTACTACATCTGTAGCATATCTTTTACATTATTGCGTCTTTAATGATAGTGTTAATATTGGTATTCTGGCAAACAAGGCAGCAACTGCAAGAGATCTTTTAGGTAGATTACAAACGGCATATGAAAACTTGCCTAAATGGATGCAACAAGGTATAATTGCTTGGAACAAAGGTAGTTTAGAACTGGAGAATGGATCAAAGATACTGGCTGCTTCTACGTCTGCAAGTGCTGTCCGAGGTATGTCGTTTAACATCCTCTTCCTCGACGAGTT